GGAGGCTGACGTGGCAGGAACTGATACAACAGCATCTCTTCAACCCGCAGAACTCAATCCAGACTGGAATTTTGTGGACGGGATGGGTTATTACAACCCGAAGACCGGAGACTGGTTTGACACCAGCGGTAATCCGATGGCGAATCCGCTCCAGACGCGAAAGGATGAGACGGGTAGCGCAACAGACGGTGAATGGGATGAAGGTACTCAACTGGGCTGGGTTAATCCATTAAATGGTGTCTGGACTGCCAATCCGCCCGGAGTAGAGGGTGGAGTTCCAAATCCTGCCCCTAATGGTGGGACTGTATATGGAAATGGTAATCCTGTTACTCCTGACTGGTTCGACTCAGACTCAGGTATGTGGTACAACCCGGAAACGGGCCAATTAGAGCTGAAGTCAGTTAATTATAATCCAATCACTGAAGAATCAGAACTTGCCGGGAAAAATATCTGGGATATCCAAAAGGAGCAAGAAGCGCAGAAGAAACAGGATGCGGATGCAACATGGCTGGATGAACAAACCCGTTTGAATGATCGTGAACGGCAGTATTATCTGGATCACCCTGAAGAAAGGGTTGACCCTATGGGTCAAAACCGCTCGACCCTGCAGGATCAACAGGCCGAGTATGAGCGGCAGGTAAAACTCTCTGAGCGGCAGGCCTATAATCCGGCCCAAGGGCTGGGGGCAAGCCCTTATTCCGGATGGTGGAAGATGCCGGAAGGGTTTAATTACGGTGTGGATGAGAATCCTATACTCAACTCTCCTTACGGGAAGATACAGTCGGGCACCCCTGCAGCAGTAAAGGCTTATGGAATGTATCTCCGGCATGCGCCACAGTCTGAATGGGACTCCTATATAGCTAATAACCCTGATGCGCTGCAGCCTAGAACACAGGCAGCATCACCACCAGCGGTTGCTGCACCACCATCACCAGCGGCTCCTGCTGCTACGAACTGGTGGGACAACTTTGACCCCACGAACACCCCGTATGGCGATCTGACGCAGATTGATGTAGGTCAGGTTGGGCAAGGCAAGGGCGGCACCGGACAAACGTCACCGGCAGGCAAGGGCGGCACCAGCCAACCTCCCCAGATGGGGTACTACGGACAGCATGCTGCGGATGAAGAGGGGCCGCTGGCTTCTCTTGAGGAGATGAACGCTCCGCCCGCTGGCGGATATGGCGGCAAAGGTGGGTCAGGAACATATCAGCAGCCCACTGGGCAGTATGGCGGCAAAGGTGGTAATACGTCAGGTAACTATCCCGGCGGAAAAGGTGGATACAGTTAATTATGGCAACCAGCGGAACTTATACGTTTGATCTCGATCTGGCCGATGTGCTGGAAGAAGCCTTTGAACGCTGTGGCAGTGAACTGCGTTCCGGTTATGACTACCGCACCGGCAGGCGTAGTCTTAACTTGTTATTGCTGGAATGGCAGAACAAAGGACTGAACCTGTGGACCATTGATTCGGCTTCGCAGGCGCTGACCGCAGGAACCGCCTCTTTTGCCCTGACCGGTGAGAAGCTGGATATCATTGAAGCGATGCTGCGCACCGGTAGCGGAACCAGCCAGAGTGACCTGTCCATGCGGCGTGTATCGATCAGCACCTTTGCCCAGCAAACCAATAAAAACTCCACCGGCAGGCCGATTCAGTATTGGCTGTCCCGCACTTCCAGTGGTATCACGGTCAACCTGTGGCCGGTGCCTGACGCATCCCAGTCTTATACCTTTGTCTACTACTATATGAAACAAATAGAGGATGCTGGGGCATCTGGTGCAGCCACACTGGATGTTCCGACACGTCACCTGCCTGCACTGACGGCAGGGCTGGCCTATTACCTGTCACTCAAACTTCCAGAGGCCTCCGCTCGCAGCGAAGGGCTGAAGGCGGTCTATGACGAGCAATGGAATCTGGCGGCAGATTCGGTACGCGAGAAGGCTTCTTGGTATCTAAGGCCGGGAGGTGGCTATTGAGTACTTTCGCAAAGGGCAGTAAGGCTTTCGGATATTGTGACCGAACAGGTTTTCGTTATCCCCTGAAAGACCTCGTCCCCCAGTATAAAAACCGGGTACCAACGGGTTTGTTGGTTGGCAGGGACATGGTGGACATAGATCACCCCCAACTGCGGCTGGGTGAAGTTGATGCCAACGATCCACAGTCCCTGCGCAATCCCCGCCCTGACCAGAGCTTGACCGAAAGCCGCGCCCTGTGGGCATGGAACCCGGTAGGTGGCGGGATCACCGAACTGGGCAGCCGGACACTTGGTCTTGACATGTCATGTGTAATGGGCAGCGTCACTATTGAATACGCTGTTCATTTCTGGACAGGAGAGGACTGATGGCGCTCAATTACACACAACTCACACAGGCTTTGCAGGACTATATCGAGACCGACGAAGACACTTTCGTTGACCAGATACCGATTATTGTCCAGCAGGCCGAAGACCGCATCCTGAAGGAAGTCCAGCATCCGGTTTTCCGCAAGAACGTGACCGGCAGCACCACCGGTAACGACCAGTACCTGAGTATCCCGGCTGATTTTCTGGCCCCGTATTCACTGGCGGTGATTGACAGCGGTTACCAGTTCCTGATCTTCAAGGACGTGCATTTCATTCGTGCTGCCTATCCGCTGGTCGCTGATACGGGTGTACCGAAATATTACGGCATCTTTGATGATGAGTTCTTCATTCTGGCCCCGACTCCGGCCACCGGTTACAACGCGGAATTGCATTACTTTTACCGGCCCGAGTCGATTGTCACTGCAGGCACCAGTTGGCTTGGTACCAATGCCGAAGCCTGTCTGTTGTATGGATGTCTGGTAGAGAGTGATAACTTTGTGAAGGGCGATCCGGATATGATGCAGCGTTATCGCACCGACTACACCGAGGCGCTGGGCAAGTTGAAGTTGCTGGCGGAAGGCTATAACCGTACCGACAGTTACAGGGCAGGCTGATGGCATTTACCGGAAACACCATTTGTGACAGTTACCGGCGTGAGCTTATGGAAGCTGCGCATGATCACCGCACTCATGTGTTCAAACTGGCGCTGTACACGTCAGCCGCCACCCTGAATGCTGCAACCACAGATTACACCACCGCTGGCGAGGTCAGTGGAACCGGTTATACGGCGGGTGGATATACCCTGACTTCGGTTGTTCCTGCCTTGTCAGGGTCAGGCAAGGTGGCTTTTGCGGGTTTTGCCGACCTGATTATCGAGTTTGCAACCTTTGTTACAAGGGGCGCATTGATTTACAACACGACGGCTTGGGGCGGGACTGGCACCACCAATGCAGTCATGGTGCTTGATTTTGGTTTGGACCGGACATCGTCAGCCATTGGGCCGGATTACCGGGACTTTGTGATCCGTATGCCTACCGCAGATGCCATCAACGCCATCCTGCGCATCCAATAAGAGAGGTATTTTTGTGATTCAAACAAATGGCTCGACCGTCCAGTTAGGTACGGTCACGGTAACTACAACCAGCGGACGTGGACTACCTATTGAACACTGGGCAGATCGATGCTTGGAGCGAATTATTCACGTAGCGGACAACAGTAACTCGATCCTCAAGGATCAGGCTATTGCCTTTAAAGACGACATTCGCCAAGTGCTGATTCATTACATCGCACAGGCAATCAAAAGTGACAGAACTACCCTGTACAACCTGCTGAGTCGGCAAGGTGAAAGGGAAATGGCGGCACTACTTTTAACTTTGACAGGAGACAGATAATGGCTTTTACAGTTACCGCAATGTGCGATACATTCAAGCGTGAGATTTTGGCAGCAGAGCATGACTTCACCAATGGTACGGGACACACGTTCACCATGGCTTTGTACGACAATTCAGCAACCCTGACCGCCACTACAGCGGTGTATACGGCAACTGGTGAATTGGCCGATGCCACGGGCAACTATTCCCGCCCCGGCAAGACCTTGGTTAATGTCACCCCAACCCTGAATGGTACTCAGGGGATTACCGACTTTGATGATGCGGTCTGGTCCACGGCGACGTTCAGTGCGTATGGCGCATTGATTTACAACAACACCCACGCAACCGATGCAGCAGTGGCTGTACTTGATTTCGGTGGGGTCAAGACCGCGACAGCGGGTGATTTTACCGTCCAGTTCCCCGTAGCAGCAACCGGCACTGCGATCATCAGGATCGCGTAATGGCTACCACCATCACAGTAACTCCCGTTGATGTAGGAACCACGCCCGGTGACAACACGGGCGATTCTGCGCGGGTGGCATTTCAGGCGGTCAACGCCAACGAGGCAAACTTCAAAGCGGGGATCGAGGCGATCCGTGAACCGCTGACGGCCAACCGCACCTACTACGTCAGGACGGACGGTAATGATTCCACCAACGACGGCCTGACCGACAGCGCGGGTGGTGCGTTCCTGACCATTCAGAAAGCAGTAGATGTGACCTTAGACACGCTTGACCAGCGCGGTTATGTGGTAACTGTTAATGTAGCCGATGGAACCTACACGGCAGGGATTAACGTGCAGCGGTCTTTGCCTAAGGAAATGTACATAACAGGAAATACTACGACTCCTGCCAACTGCATCATTTCTACAACAAGCGCCAACTGCGTTACCTATGGTAACGGTGGCTCTATGGGTGGTCACCCATTGATCTTGTCTGGATTTGAGTTTCGCACAACAACATCTGGGTTTTGCATCCAAAACTCCGGAGGCCATATCTCATTGAATACCGCGATCAGGTTTGGCGCATGTGCGTTATACCATATCTACAATGCTGCGGAAGGCTCGGTAACGGCACTCAATAGTAATTATGAAATTACTGGCGCTGCCGATGAGCATATGTTGTGTGCAAGGGGAAACATCGTCAGTAATGCTGGAACCTGCACTATAACGGGAAGTCCAGCAATTGGTTTTTTTGCCAGAGCGACTGGCAAGGGTTACATCTATAGCGGAACTACCTACACGGGTGTGGTTACCGGACAGCGTTATGCCTGTTGGGAAAACGGCACAATTGAAACAACGGGTGGAGCAAACCATTTTCCCGGCACTGTTGCTGGAAATGTCATAGATCAGGGCATGTACAACGGTATCAGCAACTACCGTGAACCGCTGACGGCTAACCGTACCTACTACGTCCGTACCGATGGAGTGGATACCAATACCGGACTGGTTAATTCAGCTGGCGGTGCGTTCCTGACTATCCAGAGAGCGGTGGATGTGGTGTGTACTACCATTGATGGCAGAGGCTATACCGTGACCATTCAGGTCGGTGCAGGGACATACACGGCAGGAATAGTGCTGTATCCCACTAATGGTCTAGCTGACACTAATGACTTTATTATTAAGGGCGACACCACTACGCCTAGCAACTGCGTTATTTCAACTTCTGCGGATTGTTTTACCGCTTTCGGTGCAAACATTTATGGAAAAATTGAAGGATTTAAGTTTGTTTCTTCAGCAGGCAGCGGATTATCTGTTGGAAACGGGGCTTTGGTGCATGTCGGCGCGGTTGAGTTTGGGGCTTGCTCTTATGCACACATAGACCTATATGATGCGTCATTGTCCATGACCGCAAACTACAGTATTACAGGTGCTGCAACCTACCACATTAATGCAGATGGAACCTCTGGCTATTACTGCATAGGCAGAACGGTCACGATGTCTGGAACCTTGGCGTTCACCACCTTCATAGTTATGTATGACGGTGCTTACGCTTTTTGTGGAACAACGACTTACACCGGGGGTACGATTACGGGTCAAAGGTATGCCGCAGAGGTTGGTGGTATCATAAGCGGTACAGGTGGGTCATCCACCTTCTTCCCCGGTAATGCGGCAGGTGGTGGAACCGACTACAACACAATTACCGCAGGGTTGTATTTATGAAAAAACGTAGCACAGGATTATCCAATCATTACTGGGTCGTTGCCGGATCAACTACTGAAGTCTATTCCAGTGCCGCTGGCGACTATGTTCCGGTCACTGATCCGACTTATGTTGCATGGCTGGACAATGGAACCTATGTCCCGCTGCCGGTACCGACACAGGCCGAGTGGGAAGCCGGACAGGCACTGGCTGATTACCTGCTGCCCACCGATCCTCCGCGTGATCCGAACGTCGAGTTCACCTTTGAAGATTGGCTGCTGACACAGGATGCCACGGACTCCTATGCCCGCTGGCAGGAAGTCAATCAGCGTAAGGAAGATGCCAATTATCGGGAATGGCAGGATGGGGCCAACGCGCCAAGTCCGGTGGATAGCGAGATTGAACTGGGCAGAATCATGGCCCAGCTTGACCTGACCCCAATACCCGCTGCTATTCTGGATGCGTTCAAGGATAGTCTGTCTGACAAGTTACCTGTAAGGCTGCTGTTTGAAGTGTTCTACAGCCACGAAAACCGTATCCGTACACTGGAGGGATTGGGCAACATCACCAAGGCGCAGTTCAAGACCGCACTCAAGAATTTGCTGTAAGTCATGGCTACCTGCCGTTTAGCCCCGCTGGTGCGCCAGATGAATCCGAGCAGGTAGCATGGCAACAGAAACCAAATATATTGATGGCGTAGTCTATTCCCTTACGGGATTGACGGGCGCGTACACCAACATTGATGACGACCCCGGTTCAGCCGACTCGCTGTGGGTTACAACCACTGCCAGTAACAGCATATTAAGGGCCAGCTTTCCGACCCCGACCGATCTTCTGACACCCGGCGCGGGGCTGCAAACCTTCCGCTTGTGGGTACGCAAGGATGCTACCGGCGGCAGCGACCCGGCCATCGTGGTTTACTTGCGCGAAACCGGGGGTGGCTCTAATCTTGCGACGGTCATCGCCTCGACCACCATCACAGTTGGGCCGACTACCGGCACTGCCGGTCAGTTAATCAGCGGTACATGGAACGCTTCGTTGCTTAGCGCGATCAGTGGTACTGGGGTCGAGATTTATTGCGTCTCAACCAAGGCCGGTGGCGGCCCGAATCTGCGCAATGTAGAATTTGGCGCAATCGCTTGGGATGTCACTTACACCCCTTCGGTAGCGGTCACGGTTACACCAACAGGTGTCAGCGCGGCTTCGGCGGTAGGAACCCCTGCGGTTGGTGTGTTCAAGACCGTCACACCAACCGGGGTAGCGGCTACAGGATCGGTAGGCAGTACTACAGAATCAGGTAAAGCGGTAGTTACTCCTGCTGGCGTGTCAGCAACAGCCGCTGTCGGTACAGCCATTGCGCAGGTGGGCTGGACGGCAGACGCAGACCACTTCACCGTCGATGATGCCAGCTATCACACGGCGGACGGATGGCATGTAGACAACCCCGGTGCAGCAGGGGTAACGGTTACGCCTGCGGGGGTATCCGCGACCAGTGCAGTCGGCACGGTTACCGTGTCCGGCAAGGCGGTGGTTGTACCGGACGGAATATCGGCCACCGGCTCTATTGGTGATGTCACCGTTTCTTTACCCGCTGTTGTAACGGTTTCTGGCATTGCTTCAGCGGCTTCCGTTGGAACAGCAACAATTACCGGTAAAGCAGTTGTTCAGCCTACCGGAGTCTCTGCAGCATCAGCGGTTGGTACGGTGACGGTTGTTGGAAAAGCAATCGTTCAGCCAGCCGGAGTCTCTGCGGTTTCTGAAGTTGGCACACCAACAGTTCTTGCTGCCAGTGATGTCGCTGTTACCGGCGTTAGCGCATCCTCAGAAGTTGGTGCTGTCACGGTAGAAGCGAAAGCGGTCGTGCAGCCCACAGGGGTCAGTGCAGCCTCTGCTGTCGGTACAGCCACGGTTGCAGTACATCGAGACGTTGCGGTCACGGGTGTTTCGGCGGCATCAGCTGTTGGTACGACCACGGTTACCGGCAAAGCGGTGGTACAGCCTGTTGGAGTCACTGCCTCCGGTCTGGCGGGGAATGTATCGGTAGCCACTTCCGGAGCGGTCACGGTCGGAGTTAGCGGCGTTTCTGCGACCAGCGCCGTAGGCGCACCAACGGTTACCGGAATCGGTAACGTCACGGTGACCGGCGTAGCCGCCACTGGATCAGTTGGTAATGTCGCTGTTGCTGAAGCCAAGACGGTTACCGTTACTGGTGTAGAAGCGACCGGATCGGTCGGCAGCGTAACTGTAGATGCCGCTGCCAACATGTCAGTATCTGGCGTGGCGGCCACATCAGCCGTTGGAAGTGCCACCGAAACCGGTGATGCAAACATCCTTCCAGCCGGTGTATCTGCAACAGCTTCAGTCGGTGCCCCAGTCCTTGTAGGTCTGGGCAATGTAACGACCAGTGGCGTTGCCGCCACAGGATCGGTTGGTTCAGTTACGGTAGTTGAAGGGGTCAGTGTCAGTTTCTCTGTTACTGGCGTTGCCGCCACAGGATCGGTTGGTTCAGTCACCGTAATTGAGGCTGTCGGGGCTAATGTTTCGGTTACTGGTGTATCTGCCACAGGGGCTGTTGGTACAGCAACAGTCTCTGCCAAAGCGAACGTACTCGCCGACAGCTTACTGGCTAATGCGGCTGTCGGAACACCTTCGATACTCACGTCTGTAGTCGTTACGATTACGGGCGTTGCGGCAACGGGTGCGGTCGGTGATGTCAATGTTCTTGCCGGATTTGAAGTTGTAAGTGTCACGGGCGTTGGCGCGACCGGCTATGTGGGTATTATTGACCGGTATCCGCTGTGCATAGACCAGCCGTCACAGCAGGCGGCATGGATGGAGCTGACCCCATCTCAAGTTGCATCATGGGCTGATCTGGCCACCCTTGGCTGGACCGCCGATGCCAATCATTTCACCGTCGATGATTCGGTCAATCATACGGCAGATGGCTGGCATGCAGAAGGCCAAAATACTGGCAACTCAAGCATAGAGCAGTGGACAGAAATTACCCCAACAGAAAAGGTTGCGTGGCGTGAAGGAACGTCCTGCAGTTAGGATCAATGAGGAAACATCATGTCAAGTGATTACACAGTAAGTCTCGGTTTTGAAAAGCCCGGTTCCGGTGAACAGGCCGGGGCATGGGGCGACACGCTCAATCTTAATTTTGATAAATTGGATCAAGCAATCAGCGGATATGCTTCCGTTGCCCTGTCCGGAAATGGAACTACCGGTGCGCCAAACGAAGTCAAGGTGAATAATACGACCATCCAAACGGAGCTTTCGGACGGGCGCAACATGTACATTGAGTTCACCGATGGTGGTGGTCTCTCGGGTGACGTTTATGTGCGGTTCACACCAGAGACCAGTAAAAAGATGGGTTACATCAAAAACAGTACAGGCTATGCCCTGTATGTCTTTCAAGGAACCTATGATGCGGCTCGCGATTTCGTAATTGCTGATGGCGATACATACTTGCTGCGCTTCAGCGGTGAAGGTGCGCCCAGCTCTACCGTAACATCCGTTGTAACGGCGACCGAGACCGTCACCAGCAGCCTGAAGCTGGCGGGTGAACTGGTCCATGCTCTGAACAACTCGGTGGCCATCGATGTGGGCAGTTACAACCGGCACCATGTCGCCTTCAATGGCAGCATCACGCTGACTTTCAGCAACGTACCTTCAGCCGCTGATGCTGATCTGGGCGTTACTTACCATAAGGAAGGCCAGATTGTCCTGTGGAACGGAGCAACCCCCGGTACGATAACCATCTCCGGTCTGGGCAGTTACCGGTCGGTGGGTTCATACACCAC